CTCATAATGCCCTGAGCCGTCGGTGTATCGGTTCAGTTTCCATACGAAACTTCGTTCCGTCGTCCCGTACAGACACAGCAGCCGCAGGTCGCGGTCGCGTCCGTCAGCTTTCGCATCGGCCAAGGGCATGATTGCCGGCGGCCCGTAGGCAGCGCAAACGTAGTGCGTAATTTTGCCGTCCAGGAAGTCTTCCAGTCGTTTCAATTGGTCGTACTGAGCCAACTTGGCGAGCCGTTCCTTGCCTTCCGTTTCCACCGTTCGGATGGCGGTCGTCAGTTTTGACAGTTCCGCTCTCGCCGCCGCAATGTCCCTGTTCAGTTCCGCCAGGGCCTTGTCTTTCTTCTCTCTCGGGGCGCGGTCGTACAGCGGCTCCTTGACGACTTCCAGGTCGGCTTCAAGTTCGTCGCCGGTCTCAAAGTCTTCGTACAGCGGGCAGGCCAATACGGTTCCGTCTTCCAGTACCGCCTTCACGTTGAAAGCGTTTCCGTTAATGTCGTACTTTAGGTTACGCATCGGTCATCGTCCTTTCACTTCCCGCCACGCCATCCGCGCCACCAGCCACACGGCCAGCAGCGCACAAGATAGCAGGGACAGGTATTCGCAGGGGGTTAGTTCGATCATTGTTTCAGTGCCGCCTGGCACAACGCAAGCCACTCGGGCGTCCAGTCGCGGAAGTCATCGTAGCGGAATTCCTCGCCGGTGGTCTCGCCGATCCATTGGCTGAACGCGAGCTTGATCTGATTGCGGTCCTTGCCTTCGAGTTCTGCCTTGTTCGCCGCGAACCAGTCCTGCTTCAGTTTGTTCAGGCTGGCGAGGGTGACATTGCCCTCTTTTGCAAACCACTCTGGCGTGTGGGCGTCTGGGTCCACAACCGCATACGGGATCGAGAACAGTTGGCAGATCGCGGTTTTGGACGCTGCGGTCTGGGCTTTGGCACAGCTCTTGTCGCCGCTGTCCATGCCCTCGCCAAGCGCCGTAACGGTGACGCTGGAGCCGTCGTCCGCAAAGAACGTGTACTCCACGGTCACGATGGAGTAGTGCATCTGGCCGCCTTTACTGGTCTGGCCGACTTCACGCGAGTGATTCGTGACCTTGGGGACCATGAAGATGCCGTGCTTGGCCATGAGCGGCTGCGATCGGTTGTAGACTTGCTCTGCGGCGCGGTACTTGAACTTCTGCGCCTCGTTTGTGGCGTCCTTCCCGATGGCTCCGATTTCACGCATGACATCAACGATGGCCTTGTAGATTTTGCCTTCCGGCATTTGAATTCCTTTCAGAACGGTGGTTTCTGGGCGAGCTTCGAGTATTCGGACAGCAGCCAGTCTCGGAACTTGAGCACCTTGGGCGCAAGCTCCTTCTGGATGTACTGCTCGTCACGCATGACCTTGACGACGAGCAGCGGATTCATGCCAGACGCTTCGACACGGGGATCGAAGGAACAGAATGCGTACCACATCCGGCCAGTAACCCACAGCGACCCCTGGACCTGGGCGTTGTGCTTGTCTGGCATCTCGCCGGTCATCACGGTTCGCAGGTGGTTTGTGGGGTTGTACGGAGCCTTGATTTCCAAGAGCCCGTCGTCGCCAATGATCCCGTCTGGTGAACATCCAATGTACGGCTCGGTCTCGTGCTCAATGAACGCGAAGTTGCCTTCAGGTCGAGCAAGGTCACGCCCGAACTCTTTCTCGATGACGGGAATCGCGCGGTCGAACGCCTCGGCCTCCCACTCAGTCCCCCATCGCGTCGGGGCGCTGGTGAAGTTGTCGGCAGGAACGCAGGTAATGAGTTCTGCCAGCTTCTCGATCATGTACGACTCGGCAGTCTTAGACCATTCCGCGCCCTTAGTCTGCGGTTTGGTCAGTACGTCGGAGAACCGAGAGGCTGTTACGCAGCCAAGGCGTCTCTTACGCCAAGCCGTGCTTCGTTGTTTCAGTGCTTCTTCTACCATGTTCTTCCTTTCTTTCCCCCTGCGCCAGCGGCTGGGCATGCCTGATTCGTTGTCTGCCACAGCCCAGCCGCTGGCCCGTCAGTAATCACTTTTTCTCGATGACGTTCTTGGGAAGCACTTGATGGGCGACCCAGAGAAGACAGAACGACGTAAGCCATCCGATTTTCGGGAGGCCAAACACGGATGTCATGGAGTAGTTCCAGGCCCACATGAACGGGAAGGCCATAGCCAGTGACAACACGGCAATGACAACGCTGAGTACAATCATAAATCCAATCGCTTCAAAAGACTTCATTTCAATGTCCTTTCATCTCGTTCTCGTTCCCATCGTTCTTCCGCATCGCACTCCGCTTCTTCCTTGGCTTCATCGGCTGCTTGTTGAATGGCACTGGAGAACAAAAACGAGTACATGCCTTCGTCAACAAGGTCCGCCAAGTCATCTCCAACAAGCTGCCGTTTCTTGCCGTCAGAAAATGTAACCCATGTCTCTGTGTCCTCAGCTTCAGGGCTCGAACCAGGGTAGTCGCGGGTTCGCGGCTCACCTGGGTACACATGGAACGTGACTTCCAGTGTTGTTTCTCGGACAACGAAGGCCGTGTCACTGATCGCTTCTGGGACCATGATCGTGCGACTGACTGTTGTGGTCCTCATGCTACACCTTTTACGTCTTCGTCTGCGCTCTCGACGAGTCCAGACTCGATGATAATGTTGCACTCGGGGCCTTTGCCGACCCGCTCGACAAACAACTGGATGCCGTTCTCTGCGGCTAGTTCTGCGAACTCAACAAGAGCTTCGTTGTCAAGTAGTGCTCCATCCTTGATTATACTGAACTTCATGTCAGGACTCAGCGCCACACAGATCCCCATTGCGACCTTCCGCTGCTCGTAGGACGATCCCTGGGCGAATGGGCGACCGTTGTATGTCACGCCCGTGTCGTCGTATCCAAGGCCATCTACGGGCCATTTTGCGGACCTTCGCATCTCTTCCTTCTGGGCTTCGATTTCCTTCAGGCGGGCCGAAGCGGCGAGCCATTCCTTCTGCTTGGCCTGAACGGACTCCGCGAGTTCGTTGTGTTTGGCGTTCTCGCGGACCATGCGATTGAGTTCTTCGGCGCTGGCGATCTTCTTTTCGATGTCCGAGGTGTCCTGGTCCTTGAGGGCGTTGACGACCTTGATCTGCTCCGTGACCTTGCCCAGTGCGTCATCGTGCTTGTCCCGTGCGGACTTCAGAGCTCCGGTCGCCCGTGCCAGCTGTTCCTGTAGTCTGGCGACCTCTTGCTCTGCGGCACCAATAGCGGTCTCTGCCGCCTTAGCGCTGTGCTCCAGTGTCCGCAACAGTTCGCGTTGTGATTCGTTTTTGCGGTTGTCCGCATGAACCTCGTTCAACTGCGCCGCCAGCTTGGACACGCTGACTTCCTGATCGGGGGCGTCTTTGTGGATCGGGGCGGCTTCGAGCTGGCTCTTGAGCTTCTTGCCTTCGCCCGTCAAGACGGTTCGGCGGTCGTAGATTTTCTTGTACTCAGCGTCCAGTTCCGAGAAGTCCAACCCGACCAGTTCCCGCAAGACTTCGGCCTGCTTCTTGGGGTCCATGCGCAAGAACGACTCGGGATCGAACCCGAGCTTGCCCATCAAGTCGTTGAGCATTGTCTGCGGAGAAGGTGCCTTGTAACCGTCCTTGGTGATGATCTCCAGTTTGCTGTCAAACGATCCATCTTCCTTGCGGTAGAACTCGCGGGTGACAGTGATGGGGGGGATCATCTTGGTTGGCTCGCCGTCCAGTTCGACGGTGACGCAGGCGCTGTCCTGGCCGTCTCGGATAGGCTTTTCGGGGCACAGCTTCTTGCCTCCGAGTGCGGCAGCGATTCCGTCCAAAAGGCTCGATTTACCTTGACGGTTGCGTCCACCAAGAACAGTGACGGTCTTCTTGGGTCGCATTTCAATGAGCTCAATGCCCTTGAACCCCTTGGCTCTGACGCTCAAAATCTGCATTTTGCTGCACCTTTCTCTTAAAGACACCCACCCGCCGCCAGGTGTACGATTGCCTAGCGGCGGGCGGGCTACACGAGGCTACTTCCTGGGGCCGCTCTTGATCCGCTTGCGCTGCCCATCCTTGAGGCCAGCGGCACGGATCGGATGCCCAAGCGTGCGGCGGTCGGCTTCACGCTTCGGTCGGCGGTCTTTGGCAAACATGATTTCTTGCCAGAATGTCTTCATTGCTCGTCTCCAACTATTGATCGGTCCCGTCTTCCTACGCACCATGTTATCCGTCACCCCAGATAATTGCAAGTTGTCTTGCAATTTTCCTGTGGATCGTCTAGGATTACGACAAAGGAGAACTCAATGGCTAGAAACGTAACAACGACCAATGTGTCCGAAATGCGGGGATGTCACACGTCGTCCGTGTGCCGCATGGCGAACAAGCGGGGGATTGGCAAAAAAGTCGGGCACGTTTGGCTTTTTACCACCTCCGAGGCAAAACGCCTCTGCAAGCTGATCCACGACGGTCCTGGGAGGCCAAAAACTCGAAGGCGCTGACACGAAACCCCTAAATGGAGAGACGAGATGGATGCGAAGAATAGCGAAACCGCTGTGCTTGCAGAAACGATCCGGGGTCTGGTTGACCACATTATGGGGAGGATGGACGAGTCTGGCACGTTCCAGGTGTACTGCGAGGCGTCCAGGGGGCGACACGCAGATCAAGGTGGACATTGACCGCAACCGCTATACCGACTTCTGTGCGGCTGCCGAAGACGGGGAATGAGGTGAATAGAGGCATCTCAATGGTGCGAGAAACAGCGATACTGAAAAACAAGGACTTGCTGATTGAGTATGCCAGACAGCGATTTGGCGTGTCGATGTCAGACAAAGACGCTGAAAAAGTGGTGGATCAGTTTTTGGAGATACGTGACACTAGAAAGTGGGGGTGGGCGTGCCGTGACGAAACGTCCGCTGGGCACTTGGTATGGTTATGTAAGCGGCTTTGTGAGTTTGGGTATTTTCAGGTTCCGCATGTCGATCCAACTGATATTCGCCTGTTTACCGAGCTGCATTTCTGGCCGTGGGATGGTGGCGAGTGGCTAAGCGATTCTGCGTCCGATGTGCCAGATTGGCCTGTCACGACCCGTCGCAGTCCTTTGTCGAGGGTGGTTGACTCTGGGCCGATCAATCGGGTTGCTCGCCGGATAGCTGGCAATGGCGACAAATCCTGTCCATACTGCAATCGGTATTACCGAAATCCCGCAGCGATGTCGCTGCACCTGCTGGAATCGCATGGGCAGGAATTGAATCGGCAGACACGTTAGTGCAAAAATGGCAATTTTGATATTTTGATGTTGACCAAGCCATCCCCAGGCTGCTATGCTTTGGTCTGTCGGTCGCGTGGAAACGACCGTCGAGAAGAGAAGGGCTGTACGAATGACACTGAACAACGTACAATTCGGTGACTCTTACGGTGCGTCGCACAGCCCGCTCGCTCCGTTTCCACAGAAGGCCAGTGTCCGCGTAACAACGGACACTGGCTTTTTTCGTGCGCCGACACGCGACTCAAGCGTGTCCAGTCGTTACAGCCCCAGATGGCAACCAACGACACGCAGCAACAGCAAACGCGGACGGTAAGGCCACAAGCCGAGAACGCGAGCGGACCCCTGGAGAAGCAACCCGGTGACGACTCCCGATATGGTTGCTGTTGCTTGCTTCCTTTATTGGTCATCCGGCTACGTTGCGCGCCTGGAGAATCCCGAAACAAAGTCACTCGCCTGTTCTGCGACTTTTTCTGTTTTTCTGCTTTTTAGGCGCGTTGAATGGCTCTGTTGTTTGCCGAAACACCCAATAATCGACCCTGAAATCCTGTTTATAGCCCAAATCAGCGCGGCAATAGTGCATTGAGGAAAGGACAATGGACGGGGAATACAAGAGAACGTGGAAATACTTCCTGGAGAAGTTACCCACGCGCTGGAACAAGGACGTTTTGCCTTATGGCGAGGTGGTTGTTACTCACCGCGATGCCCACGCGCAGAGCGAAGAGTACATGGCCAGGAAGTTGATTGCCAAGCAGATTGGTCGTCCTCGCTGCCCGCACGGGATGCTGGTTTGGACAGAAGAGCCAGGTCCAGTGTGGATATCCCTGCCGCACAGTTGGGAATACTTCGACGCAGAGACGAGGCGTTGCCGTCGCTGTGGGACGTTTCAGCACAAGCGATTTCGTCGCCAAGACTTCCCAACTGGCAAGAAGCGTTGGCGACCACGCGCCGCTCTTTGTCGGGAATACGCGAGGATGCGTAAGCCCATGTCTGAAATCTACAAAGAGAACTCCGAGCGCAATCAGTTTGGTTACTCGTTCATAGTCGTTCCTCGTTTACGTGATGAAGAAGGCGGGCAATAGTACCGTGTTCAGAGGTTCCAGTAAAGAAAGGGGAAACGGCAGTGTTTAAGTGCCTGTGTGGCGCAGAGTTAACGCTAGAAACCGCAGTTCCGCTGCTTGGATTGCGGGTTCTTGTTTGCCGTGAGTGCGCGTTGAGTGCACGAGTCGGCGAGGGCGTGTTGCCTAAGACTGACGGAGGAATGCCTTGGTCAAAGGCTATTGAGGCAGAGTTTGACAGGCGGCGTAGTCTGTCGTACATGGTGGATTCTAACTGAAAGGGAATTGACATGGCGGACGCATTATCAGCGCTCATTTCTGAGGTTGGGGCTTCTGTGCCTCCAGACCGAGCGGAGATTGTCGAGCTTAGCAAGCGAGCCAGAGACGGCGACGAGTCGGCGGTGGCAGAGATTGTTCGGCGCAATATGCCGATGGTCATCAAGATCGCGAAGGGTTGTGTTTGCAAGGACGGCGACATGATCGAGTTCGTGCAGGTTGGTGCCATCGCATTGTGGAAGTGTGCGAAGGAGTATGACTGGACTCGCGGCACGAGCTTCAGCACGCTTGCCTGGATTGCCGTCCAGCGTGCGATCTGGCGCTCGACTCGCAAGCGAAAGCGTGATGGAGCGTTCCAGAATGTGGACTCGTTGGATGGCTTCGTAGGACGCTTTACGGCGAAGGACGGAGTGGCAGAGTCTGTTGCCGCTGCGGTTGCGGATCTGCCTGAGTGCGACAGGTACATTGTCGAGCGTCGGTTTGGACTTGACGGGGATTACAGACAGTCCACGCTGAGCCAGCTTGGAGAAGAGCTTGGCATGTCGCATGAGAGCGTGCGGTTGATTCAAGTTCGCGCCTTGGGACGGCTCAGGGAGCGGTTGGCAGATTTGGTTTAGGATCACGGGAAGGCTGGCAAGAGTACAAGACAGCGGATGACACGAACACGAAAGGGACGAACGATGAGACTGCGAGAAATTGAAACCGGCCGCTGGACGACGATCGAAACCGGGACAATCACCGGGCTGCCCCGCGAGGACGCCATCCACCAGGCGGCCGACAGGCTGGCTATGCGGATTCACGGCGGAGACTGCTTCGCCCGCCGGGCAATCGGATGGGCGAATCTGCCGAACCAGTTCCAGGCGACGATTTGCCGGGCTGTCGGCGGCATGACCGAGCAGATCCGGGCGGCGGAATTTGTGGTCGAGTAACGAAACCAGGCCCCACGGGGCCGCAACGGGAGGGTGATGAGATGCTGACGAAAGAGACGATCAAGACGGCAACGGCTGCGGAAATCCTGGATGCCTACGCAGACAGCGACTATCCGGACGGCTGGACCATCACCGTCGATCACTTCGGCGGGACGGGCGGCAGTGGCGCGGTGCTTGGTATCCGGCTGTTGGTCCGCGACGAGAACGACGAGATCCTCCGGTCGATCACCGGAGACGTGGGGGGGGAGCTGGCGCAGGCGCTGGTTGGCGCGGCGCTGGACAGCTGACGACACACGGGGCGGCGCGGCCCCATTGAAGGTGGCTCCTACAGTGCGGCAATTGCGCCGCGAGCCAAACATCCGCGCTGCCCCACTTTTTTTCCACGCCGGCGCGGCGGCTTCATTTCCCCTCACCGCGCATGAGGGGACGGGAGATGGATGATGACGATCGAACTGACACCAAGCGAAGCGAAAGCCCTTATCGGTGACCAACTCGCCGGGACCGGAGCGGAAAACCACTGGAACGGCGCGGCTCCCGACGTCGTAAACGAGTACGTGATTATCGCGCAGCGACATGGCGTTGACGCTGCTGTCGATGCTATTTTGGATTACGTGGACGACGAGGACTGACCCACCAACAGCCGCCCAGGCGGCAGGAGAAGTATGATGTTGATTTACGAAACCCAACTTGGACTGATCCGACAACGCAACCAGGCAGACGCGGCATTCCGGGCCGCGCATCCCGACGACCCGCGCAACGTCGCCAAGGGACGCGACGGCTGGTATCAGGGCGGCTACGGCGCAGCGGCTGGCCAGATGGCTCGGGACCGGAAGGACGAGTTTAGCCGTGAGTGCGGCTGCCGAGCCTGCCAACTCTGGCAGGAGGCATGGATCGGAGACGGGCAGGTGCTAATGGGCTGCGACGCCCGCGAGCATCTCGGTGGCAGGATCTACGACAGGCTGCATGCGGCCCTGTCGTGATGCTTCTCAGCCGGCGCGGCGGCTTCATTTCCCCTCACCGCGCATGAGGGGCGGGAGAATGATGATGACACCAGACCAAAAAGTCGAAGCATGTCTGACCGCAAACGGCGCGGTGTACGCCGGGCGCAACGTGCTCGGCGGGAGATTTCAGCGAGTGGTCGTGATCGTCGCCGCTACGCTCCGGCGGCTGGAGCGTGCTGGACGACTGACGTTGAGTATCAGCCCCGACGGCGGGCTGATGGGGACACGGAAAATCTAGCAGCGGTAGCCCGCGCGGCAGGGAGGGTATCTCGGCGACTGAGTAGAAACCTTGCTCAGTCGCCGTTTTTCTGTTTATGGGTTATTTTAGGTAGGCAATAGTGTTGCGTGTGGTTCCATGTTTCTTGTTTTAGGAAAGGGTTTGACATGAAGGCGTTGACGAGGCAAGAGAAGTGGCTGTTTGGTTTGACTGGCAGTAAGGCCAAGACGACTGCGGCACAGCGGGCGGCCATTGAGCGCGAGGGGTTGTCCGGGATGACGATCCAAGGCGTCGAGATGGTTCGTCGCGAGAACTGGAGGCGGGCTCGCGACCTCAATAAGAGCGTCCCTGCGCTCGTGCTGGCGTTGCAGAGGTCTGGTTATTTCAGTTGGAAGATGAAGCTGCCCAGAGGCGTGAAGCCTGGGGTGCTGTGCGAGTGCAACGCTGTTCGTCTCGCTGCCTACGGTGCGGTGGATTGGGGGCGGTTGCGGAAGCATGCTTATGGGTCCAGCTCGGCTTATGGCGCTGCCGTCCGAGAAGAATCGAACGGCAAGGGTGGCTGGGACAAGGTTGTGTGGCGGTACGCGGACTACGGGTGCGTGCTGTCTCCTGACGGCAAGAAAGTTGCCTACAGCATCCGGAGGGATCGAATTGGCCCCGTCTGGAAGGTTTCGTCGTGCTTTCGCGGCCGATTCTTCTTTGAGGGGCGTCCTGTTCGGCTTTTGATGCCCGAGCCGCCCTGCTATCAGTTGCGGTTGCGGGACTGCTTGCGATTGCTGCAGAACGCAGGGTTCACTACTGCTTACTTGACGCGACAGACGAAGACGCAGATCGCCGCTGGGTCTGGCGATCGTGGTCGCAAGGGTGAGTTGGTTTTGATTGTGGACCTCGGAAGGCTGGGGTTCTATCACGCTGAGGCGCGGCTCAACGTGGTTGCGACCGTTCGGCAGGCGGCTCTTCGCAGGGAAGAAAGCCGCGAGCAGTCCGAGCTGGAAGCCATCGTCGCCCGAGGCGAAGCGGCAGGTGTTTACGTCTGTGCTGCGGACAGCTACCGCGCAGGCAACTGCCGTCCTGGCACGACAGCGTTTGCTGGCAGGCATAACTTGGAGATGACCCGCCACTACACGGCAGGCGAACTGCTGCAGTTGGCGAACGGAGATGCTCGGTTCGTCCGGGCAGCGGTGATTACGGCGCTGCGAAGGGAGCGTCGTGAATGTGAGCAGGGTTATGCCCTGCTGGAGGAACACCGCGCATAAGTCAACCCCTTTCTGATGCCGTCCGCACTCGTGGTGCGGGCGGCTTTTTTTGTTTACGTGGTCGGGAAGTGTGGCAATAGTACAGCGGTGGTTGTGGTAGTACAGATTCTTTTGTGGAAAGGGTGACGATATGTCAAAGACGCTGATGGAAGTGTTTCGCGACGAGGGAAGGGAATGGGACGGCAGTGGCTTGCCGATTCGTCCCACAGAAGAGTTGCCGAACGGCGCGATCGTGGTGGACATCCGCTGGACCTCACCGCCTCCCAGTGTTCCGGTTAGCTGGTTTGTGCTCGCGGTGTGGCTCCGAGGTGGCAAGCATGAGTACATCGTGTGGAGACTTATCCCAGAGACGCTGGAATGCGTGCATGGGGATTACACTCCCGATCTGGCTCATGCGGAGCAAATGCTGACGAAGAGGCTGAATCGGGCTTCTGGCGTTTAGCGGGGGTTGCGTTGGTTTGGCCTCCATACGCCAGGAAACGACTTCGCCATCGACATGGCGGATTACGAGGCGTTGTTTGGGGGCGAGGGCTAATAGTCATTTACATTGGAGGACGAGACGTGAGTAAGCACACACCGGGACCGTGGGAAGCCGGAAACGGCGAAGTGACGACGCAACAGATTGAAGGCCGATCGTTCCGCAGGATTGCGGCGGTCCAAGACTACGGCATGGGCTGCCTTCCGGAAGTCGATGAGGCCAACGCCCATTTAATCGCGGCCGCGCCGGACCTGCTGGAGTCTTTGCGGCGGCTACTTGATTGTTGCGAACTCAATTTGGACGAGATGGAACCGGAGACACTGTTACGTATCTATGAAGCCCGCGCCGCCATCGCCAAGGCGGAAGGGCAGTAAAGGAGTGATGTTGCATGGATGCTACAAGGCTGGCGCTCATTCATACGCTGGCAATCTGGTTGCCAGCGTTGGGGTATTGGACTTGGTGTTTACTTTGGAAAGGGAGCAAGCATGGCGACTGAAAAGGAGAATGCTGAGAGCGTGCATCATTTCTTGTGGCGACGGTTTTTGTGAAGACCGTGCGGCTGGCGGTTGATCGGTTATGGGCGGCAGCTTTCGGGCTGCCGCCCTTTTTTGTTTACGTGCAATTGGGGCGTGGCAATAGTCTTGTGTTGGGTTTATGTTTTTGTGTGTTTCTATTAGGAAAGGGGATAGCGATGGTGCAGATGAGTTTCTTGGATCAGGTTATTGAGAACACGGGTCGAGGCGCTTCGGTAATATCCGAGCAGCATGACGGTAGCCAGATCAATTGGGCTGCTGGCTTGTCAGATCCCGGCGAGATGATTCGCTGTGGATACATGCCCGAGGCTCGGCGATTGGAGGGCGAGTCCGACGAGGATTACCAGAAGCGGCTGCTGTCGATGGACATGCCTGCCATCTTGGGCGCTGAGCGGTTTGGGAAACTGCTGGAGGCCGCGCAGATGCGGGCGAGATTAGCCAAGACCAGGGGCGGTCGCATCAGCATGTTCTCGGCAATCGTGCCTCCGTGGCACGGCCTGGGGACTCTGATCGACCAGGCTGCGACCAGCAAGGAGGCGCTGGAGTTCGCTGGGCTGGCGGACTGGGACTTGAAAAAGGTCGAGCAGTACATCGACTTCAACGACAAGCGACTCAAAACGGGTATGTACGCGGTCGTTCGGGGCGACAAGGGCGTGGTTCTGGGCAGCGTGGGCAAGCGATATCAGATTCTAAGCAACGAGGCGTCGTTCGACTTTCTGGATTCCGTCGTGGATGGTCAGGAGACTCGCTACGAGACTGCTGGCGCAATCGGGGAAGGCGAGAAGGTCTGGATGCTCGCCAAAATGCCGAGTGCGTCATTCGACGTGGTAGGTGGCGATACGGTCGATTCGTACATCATGTTCGCCACTTCGCATGATGGCTCGCAGGCCGTGACTTGCTTCCCGTGCTCGGAGAGGGTGGTGTGTGCCAATACCTACCGCAACGCGATGAATCGTCGTCGAGGCGCTGGGATCACGATTCGTCACACGACCAATCTGGACAACAAGGTTCGTGCTGCGAAGCACGCCTTGGGGTTGGCCAAGGAGTCCTGCGAAGCGTTCGCCGAGACCGCTCGGACATTGGCGGGCAAACCGATGTCGAATCCTGATGCGTTGTTCACGATGGTCCTGGACGACATTGTGGACGTGACCATTGCGGAAACGAAGGTCACGGGCGCGAACATCAACGGTCGGGAAGTTCTGGACGCCATCATGTCCATTAGGGACGTGGAAGAGCGCCAGAAGTCCGAAGAGAGGCTGGCGAAGGCCAAGGAGCGGCGGGCGAGCTTATTGGACCAGATTGTGGAGACCTACCACAACGAGCGCTGCAATGGCATGCCTGGCTTGCAAGGCACAGCCTGGGCGGCGGTCAACGCGGTCTCCGAGGCCGTCCAGCACGACGGGATGTTTCGCTATCGCGGGACGGAACGAGAGCGTCGGGAGTCGCACTTCGAGTCGGTTATGACGGGTCGGGCGCAGGAACTGACTCAGCTTGCCGTCGAGTTGGCGATGAAGGCGTAGGGTTCGCTTAGCATGAGGCCAGTGCCATTCGTGGCGCTGGCCTTTTTTCGTTTACGTGCAGGTGTCGCGTGGCAATAGTAAGGTGTTCCGGGTTCAACCTTTAAGGAAAGGGGATGTCATGGCACAAGAGAAATCGAAAGTGTTGGCGAACCTGCCTATGTGGGCGTTGGTTCGTCGCGACTGCGTTGACGGGCACGAGTTTGTCGTTAACAACGAGCTGACTTGGGATGTTAGCTCTGCAGCGGACATGCAACGACAGGTTGCGGAGGGCAACCCGGTCTGGGACTCGCGGTGCCCTGTCGTCCGCGTCGTACCTGTCAAAGTGATGATTGAAGAGTTGGAGAACTAGGCATATTTGCTGCCTCTGCGTGGCACATTGTCGCTGATTGCGAGTCGCAGGCCAATAAGCTGGCGGAAGGGCTGCGTGGTCGGAAGTAGGTTCAGGGAGGGCAGGCTTCGGCTTGCTCGCCCTTTTCTGTTTATGAGCTATCCTGGGATGGCAATAGTATTCTGGTTAAGGCTTTGCTGTTTTTTTTTGAAAGGGGATTTGACATGCCAAGGGTAATGGAAACGACGGTCTACAAGTTCAGTGAGTTGTCGGACAGGGCGAAGGAGCGGGCGCGTGATTGGTTTCGCCAAGGGAATCTCGATTACGATTGGTGGGACTTCATCTACGAGGACGCTGCCACCATCGCGGACCTGATGGGCATCGACCTGCGAACCCGTCCCGTCAAGCTAATGGGCGGCGGGACACGCTACGAACCATGTATCTTCTTCAGAGGGTTCTGCTCGCAGGGCGACGGAGCGTGTTGGGAGGGGACGTACTCGTACAAGGAGGGCAGCGTCAAGGCGGTAAAGGACCACGCACCGCAAGACAAGGAGCTGCATCGCATCGCCAGCGGGCTATATGATGTTCAGCGGAGGTACTTCTACAAACTGTTCGCTCGCGTGTCTCACCGCGGTCACTACTGTCACAGTCACTGCATGGACATCGACGTGGACTTCGGTGACTTCAACTACAACAAGGGCACCGACGAAGAGCTGACGCAACTGCTCCGCGACTTCGCCGACTGGATTTACAGCCAATTGGAAAGCGAGTACGACTATCGCATGTCGGACGAGGCAGTGGACGAAGACATTGAAGTGAACGAGTACGAATTCAACGAAGACGGAACTTGTGCGTGATTCCGCTTGGGCGTTCGAGCTACGGCTCGAACGCCCTTTTTTCGTTTACGTGCGCCTACTGCATGGCAATAGTATCTTGGTGAGAGTTTCTGTTTCTTTCTTTTGAAAGGGGATTTGACATGACGCGGTATGTTCGAGAAGATGTGGCCCATGTTTGGGCGCACAAACTGTTGGATCACGCCCGCAACAAGACGGGCAACTTCTACTTCCACGGCGACACGATCTACAGCTACGGGAGGCACTTCCCCATTGCTATGCATGTCGAGCACAAGGGGAAGAAGTGCATCCTGTTCACGACTCGCACGTACTCCAGTACGACGAGCAAGCATATCTGGGGCACGCAGAAGGCAATCCCGTCCAGTGTTGAAGTGTTCCGTGTAAGATGCCCGGCCAACAGTGTTCGCGCGAGCATGGTCGATGAGTACGTGGAGAGGATTACTTCCAAGCTGGAAGAGGCTGCCAAGGCTCGCCAGCGCCGCCCGTACTTGTTGAGTGAGGCTCAGCTTCTGGTCGAAGAGGCTCGGCGCTTCTGTGCGTTCTTCGGTTTCCGGCGCAAGTTCAACGACGTGGGGAACATCGACGAGATCAAGGCCGAGCTCGAAGCCGTGAAGAGACGTAAGGCTGCAAGACTGTCTCGCCAGCAGCGCGAGCTGGAGAAAAAGAATGCGGAACGACTGGCGTCCTGGCTGTCTGGTGGCGACGACTGGCCCTATCGCCTGGAGTTCGATCATCTGCGCCTGTACGAGAATGATGACGGGTCGAAGTCCGTCCAGACGACGCAGCGGGTGCAAGTCCCGGTCGAGGATGTGCGCAGGATTGCCAAGCTGGTCCTGCGGCACATCAAGTCGGGTGAGCACTGGCAGAAGAACGGCGAGCACATCAAGGTCGGGGATTACGAACTTGATGCAATCACGAGTGACGGAACGATTCACGTCGGCTGTCACAAGTTCAAGCGAGAAGAGGTCTTGAGGTTCGCAGAAGTTCTGGGGGTCAAGTAGAACGCGGGGTGGTGGTCTTCGGACTGCCGCCCCTTTTTTTCGTTTACGGGCGCAGGTTGATTGGCAATAGTAGTTCAGTGAGAGCTGTTCTGTGTTCCTGTTGTGAAAGGGGAATTTAGTTATGGCTACGATAACGAGAGTGTCCAAGAAGGCTCGGGAGTCGCTGTTGAGCTCGTCCAACCTGGAAGAGTATTGTGCCGCTGGCGGGAACGAGTCATCTGCCGTTAACCAGCGCATCATCGGGGACTTGGTGCATCGAGAGGTGGTGTGCTGCATTTCCTGCACCGTCTCTGCGCTGATGAAGGTGGCGAGTGAGCATCGGTGCGAAGGTTTTGACTACGACGACTTGCTGAATCTGTGCGAGCGCCGGGCCGATAACTCGGAACGTATCGACGAGATCACGGAGCGACTGGGTGAGATCGAGGACGAGGAATTGGACGCGGGCGAGGATGACAGCGATAGGCTGGGTGCCTTGGCTGTTGAGAAGTCCAGGCTCGAAGACGAGAAGAAGCAACTTGAAGACGAGCAAGAAAACCCGTCGGAGGTGTACGAGCATTGGGCCGTGTCGAAGTTCTTCGCCCGCAGGTTGGCGGAACACGGCGAGGTGACGGGCGACTTGCTGGACTTCACGGTCTGGGGTCGATGCTGCACAGGGCAGGCAATCCTGCTGGATCACGTTGCCTGTGCCATTGCGGCCGAGATGCAGATTCTTGAGGGCCAACAGAACGACTGGTCGAAGTCGTAGCTAGTGCGGGGCGAGTCGGGAACAATCCTGGCTCGCCCTTTTTCGTTTACGTGCGCTGGCCCCTTGGCAATAGTATTCTGTTACGAGTCACTTTTACAAGGGGAACTGATATGTTGATTGACTTGCGGAGACCGATAAGGTCTGAGAGGGTGCGCGGATTTCAGCCGCCGTGGCGAACCGTATTCGTCTATCAGTGCGCTGCTGGCCATGAGGTCCGTGTGAACGCCAGCAGCTTTCGTGGCAGGCAAGCTGTGCCTGGCGTTGGGGCAATCCATTGCCCTCAGTGTGAGTTCGCGGAGAGGTATCCACAAGACAAGGGGAACTGATATGCAAAAGTATTCCGAGTTTAGTCCGACCTGCTTCGATTCTGCGGGCGCGTTCCTGGATGATCGGCAGGACTGGCTGGTTTGTCCCGTGTCGAGAACACGGGACACGGGTCCGTTCGAGGAAAGCAACTTCGAGACCGCGCTGAAAATTTTGGGCGGCGAGTCCGAAGAGGTCGAGGTCCACCGATTCGGGCATTGGGGGCCTGGGTGGTTTGAGATTATCATTGTCGCGCCGGGCTCGGACGCCGCAAAGAAGGCGGAAGACATCGAGCGCAGCTTGGAGAATTACCCGGTGCTCGACGACGAGGACTTCTCCAGCAGGGAGTGGGATGATTTCCTGGAGTCATGGGGCAATTGGGCTGCGCGGGGCTTTCGCAAGTTCCTTGTCAGCACGTTTGCGCTTGGCGAGTGCGCCGAAGAAGCCCTTGACGACATGGATGACGACAAGCTGCGCGAGTTCTACATGGAACACGCCAGCGAACCGTACTACTTGGAGTCGTCGGGCGTGTCCATGAAGTTCCGCGAGCGGGACTTTAGCAGGGACAGCGTTGCGGGGCTGTTGCGGGATTCTCGGTCCCCGGTGCGGGATGCGACTGAAACACTGCTTGCGGAGGTCGCTGCAATCAAAGGAGGTGGGTGATGAGGTACGATGGGAGGTCCGTCTTGGATATGATTGCTCTTGAGCAACAGAAGACGCATTGGCGTGCTGTGGATCAAGAGACTGGTGAGGTGGTCGTTGCTCGCGAAGAAGACCTGGTTTCTGCACTGAAAGAAGACCATGTTTACAAAATGACCAGAGTTAAGCCGTGACTTGCTGGCGGGTGTCCTTTTCGGGCACCCGCCCTTTTTCCGTTTATGAGCGTCTTTGGTCTGGCAATAGTATGGTGTTACGAGTTCAGGTTCTTTTTGCTGAAAGGGGTTCTGCGATGTATATTCCGAATGTTGGGTCGCGTGTGAAACTGAAGACGTTGGGCGACTACTACGTGCTGGGCGTGACGCCGAATTGGCAGTGGTTGCGGGTCGAGTCGGTTGCATCCGAGTGCGCGGCGGTGACGGTCCTGGACGGCGACGAGCCAACGGACGTTGTTGGTCTGGTTTCCTTGGAGACGATTGACCCGCCGCTTGGTTGGCGGGAAGCGAAGCCGGGCGAGTTTCTGTTTTTCATTCCGCCTTCCAAGGTCGCGGAAGTCCGCGAGTGGTACAAGTCGCGGGGCGGCGCGATGCGGTGGGTGTCGAAAGAGCTTGGCGTTTCTCGGCCCGAAATGCTGACGCCAGCCGAAACGGACGGACAGCCGACGCGCCCGCCGCATTGGGCCTATGTGGGCGAGTCCTTCCCTGTGAAGCCGGAAGAGATCGGCGTGCGGGAAGAAACGGGCGTCACGCTGCCGGTCGAGTGGTTTCCCAAGTGCGATCGGTGCGACGGAACGGGTAAGGTGTCGGTCGCCAGCCTCGCCAAGGTGCGCAAGGAAACGCAAGAAGCGACCTTGGCCGCGCTGAAGTCCGACGGGCGCACGACGCTGGTTGACGCCAAGAACATCCAATGCTGGTGCTGTGACGGCACGGGCCACAAAGAGCGGTACATCCAGGTGCGTGTCAAAAAGGCCGCTTGGATCGGCTACGACCTGTTCGACGCGGGCAAGGAGAAGGCCCGCAAGATCGCCAAGAAGCTCGGTCCCGACGTGAAGTGGGACTGGGAAAACTGGGGATACGGGTTGGCTCGCCTACGGTTCTTCCGCGAGAAGATTGAGCCGTTCACGCTGTAACAAATCAACCCCTTGGGGGGAAGGTCGTCTCGGTCGTTCCGAGAAGGGCCTGCCCCTTTTTTCGTTTACAGGCGCGGGTATTGGGGCAATAGTAAGCTGTTCAAGGTGTTTCTCTAACTCGAAAGGGGTTCTAATGGATATTGTTGTGCGATTTCCCGATGACGCGGATGAGTTTGAGGCGCTCGTTCTGGTTCGCGACGCCTTAATGGACTTCGCTAAACTGAGAGCCTATCCGATGATCGACGTGGCGGTTTTGCGGGACTATCCCGAACCGCACTTTGACGATCAGTTTCGTGCTGGCAAGGTCGCCAGCAGGGAAAGGCGGATCGGGTGGGCGCGTGAAGCGAGAGTGTTGTCGTTTGACGACTCTCGCAACCCTGACTTCGACTGAATTTCGGGCGGCGGTCCTTCGGGGCTGCCGCCCTTTTTTCGTTTA